CGGCGCCCCTGGAGGCGCGGCCCCGGGCGGCGGAGCCAACGACTGCGCATCGCGCAGCTCCGCCGGAAGCGCCAGCTTGGCAGCAGTGACCGGATCGAGCTCGCCGCGCAGGCTGACGCTGATGCTCGGCATGACAGGCGGCGGCGGTGCGCCAGAGCCCGGGGAGCCCGGCGGCGGCACGCGCGGGATGAAGCGCTCGGGGTCGGTTTCGTCGCCGAGACGCAGCATCGTCTCTTTGACGAGTTCGATGAGCGAATTCGCCGTCGCCATGTCGCCCGCGGCGAGCGCCGCGCGGATCTCGCCGAGCGTCTGCTTGATGAGCGGCAGAAGCGTCGCCCAAGACTGCTGATCGGCGCCCATGCGCGGCTTGCCGGTCGTCCCCGCGGAAATCTCGACCTCGACCATCGTGAACAGGTCTTCGATGCTCATGCCTTCGGGCCAGAATGCCTTCGGGCCAGCGATGCGCTGCACTTCGGGGATGCTGAGACACTGCAATGTCTGCTCCGCGGTGTAACGCGCCAGATCGGTGAGCATATCTTCGAGCGAATCGCGGTTCGCGCTCGTACGCGCGTTCGTGCCCGCCTGCTGAATGTTGGCTTCCGTGGCGGTGCGCGGATTGCCTGGCGCATTGATCGCCGAAGACAGCGCTTCCTGCACGCCGCTCAGTCGTTCCATGTCGTTCAGGATGTACGTCGGGTCGTACATGCGCGGATCGAGCGCCGCGACGGGCTTCGCCGCGAATACGTTCGCCAGCGGAGCGTCCGGATTGCTTGGGCGAACCGGAATGAGCTCCTGCTGTTTCGAGTCCGTGATCTTCCGCGCCTCGGCGTCGTCGATCAGCGTCGCGTTGAACAGCGTCGCCGGGATCGCGCGCGAGCGCACCAGGCGGAAGTTCGATCGGACGGAGCTGTACTCGTCCTGGAGCTTGTACAGGCGCCACGAGAGCGACTGAGCATGCCGCTGGCCGTCCACTTCGTAGAAGGCCACGTAGAAATACGGGTAGAATCGGCTCGTCGGGTAAGGCGGCGTGTACGGCGGCTTCGCCCACTTCTTCACGCCGTCGATCATCGTGTAGACGTGCTTGTCCGTCCGATCCCACAGCTCGACCACGCGCACAAACGCCGGAGAATCCTTGTCCGGCGTCGAGGTCGTGAACATCTGCGACTGCTCCGCGGTGATCGTCCCCTGCGGATTCGCGCTGTCGAGGTTGTGGCTGGCCGTATCCTTGGGCCGGCGCTGGTAGTATTCCTTCGCCGGCTGCAAGTCTTCTTTGGTCAGCCCGTCGAAGCGCTCAAGCGCGTCGTCTTTCTGCACGTAGATTTCGTTGCTGATCCAGTCGGCGTCGAGATAGTCCGAGATCGACGATACATCCGTCGAGACCTGGATCTGCTCGGTCGGCACATAGTCCACGACGAACATCTTCGTGACCGCGACTTCGATCTGATCCTGAAGCGTCTCCATGAGAGCCGCCTGCTTGGCGATCAGCTCGTCCTGCTCGGATTTGTCGGCGCTGTCGGGATCGTCCATGATCTTCTTGTTGGCAACCAGGCGCGCGTGGGTTTCCTTCGCGTCGTTCAAGGCTTTTTCGACTTCAGGCTGCGGAATCTTGTCCGAAACCATCATCGCCTTGAACCAACCCTCGGAGTTCGAGAGCACAGAGCGCACGCTCTTGCGCGCGGCTTTCTTCAGGTTTGCGCGGCGCCACACCTTCGAGATCACGATTTCTAGCGTCTTGGCAAGCTGCTCGAACTGCCGCGTGTTAGACTCGTCTACCTGGGGCGCCTTGCGCACGCTCACGTCCGGATCGCGCGCGTAGAGGAGCGAGACGAGAATGTCGATGAATGCACCAATCAGGTTCGTGGTCACAGCCCACGACATATCGGACGTGCCGGCGGCGTAGCGCCGATCGACCGCGATTTGCTTCCGGAAACCTTCGTCGAATTCATACGCCTGCTGGAACGCTTTCCAGCGCTTCTCGACGAGCTTGGCTTCCTTCTCCTCGGCCGCCTTGTCTTCCTGGACTTTCGGGTTCAGGCCGGACAAATCGAACCCGCCGCCTGCGCCTTGGGCGGGATCGTTGCCCTGGCCGGCAACTCCGACAGGCAGAACCGGATCGGGCACGGCTTACGGAGCCGGCGCTTCGGCCGAGTTCTCGACGATCGGCTGTACTTCCGGTGACGGCAGCACTTCGGTCGGCGCCTCGGCGGTCGGATCGACAGCGTGCGTCGAGATCGGGGCCGGCTGCTCGGGCTCGGCCTTGATCGGCGCCACGTAGTCCGGATCGTCTTCGCTGATGGTCAGGCCAATGCCGGGCACGTAGGTCTTCATGTCGGAGCTCCGTTAGATGTAGCGGACTTTCGGTTTGTCGCAGCCATCGTTGTACGTCAGCCACGCTTCCGTGAACGGCACAAGGTTAGGCTCTTTCGCCAAGGATGGCAACTGCGGGTCGAACATCTGGTCGAGGCCACGGCCGATGAGCCCGCACACGTCGGCCGCGTCGTCCCAACGCCCCGCGGGGAACTTCACGAGTTGGTCGATCACGCGATCGGCCCAGGGCCGGCGGATCGGGAAGTAGACAGTGCCCGCGGTGACGCGCGCGTGGAATGCCTGGAGCTTCGCACCTTTGTCCAGAATGCTCGGAAGCGACTCAAGGGCCGTGAAGGTCTGGGTGCGTCGCATGCGCTCGCGGATCGCCGGGCCGATGGCCTTGTCGATCAGCCCGCCTTCGTTCCACCAGCGAGCCGGCTTGTACACGCCGCACAGCCGCGTGAATGCGGCGATGCTCTTGTCGGTCTCGACCTGGCCGCTCCACCAGTCGATCGCCCAGAGATTGCCCTCCGAGCACAACCCGAACAGCCCGTGCTCCGTGAAGTCGGGCTCCTTCTTTCCCTTCTTCGGCTCCATGGTGGCGTAGTCGCTCGCTCCGTAGTAGCGGAGAAGCGCGGGCCGCGCACCTGGTTTGTCCGGGTCGTATTCAAGTATTGGCATAACTCAGATCGCCGGCAAATTCGGATCGTAGCGCCGAAACATTTCGCGATTGAAGTGAATACCGGTGAACGGCGCGGGCCGCTGCTGGTAGAGCGCGGCCCAGGTGCGCGCCGCGCGCGGATTGTCGCGCCACGTTGACCAGTGCGCTTTCGGAAACCACTCGGGCCACAGGAACTCGCCGACTTTGCGACCGAGCGGATCGTCCGGTCGCTCGCATTCGGCCGCAATGCACAGCACGTCCCACACCTGGCCGTCGCGACACAGAATGGGCCCGCTCTCACCTGCGTAATCCTCGGGCAAAATGCCGCCGCACAAGTCGTCTTCGTGCCAGCGCGTCATGATGAGGATGGCCCACATATTCGGCTTGCCGCGGGTCATCGCCGTGTCTATGTACTCGTTGTAGATTTTCTCGCGGATCGTCGCCGAGTCGGCTTGCTCGCGGTTCGCGAGCGGATCGTCAACGACGAGTCCGTCAGCACGATTTCCGGTGATTCCAGCCAGAAGGCCAGCGGCCATAAAGGTAGAACCATTAGTAAGACTCCAATCGTCCACCGCCCGCTGATCGTCCGTGAGCGCGGGTCGTTCCTGCCAAATCGTTGCATAGCGCGGATCCTTTACGATGGTGCGAACCTTGCGGCTCTGCTTCGCTGCGATGTTGGTGGCGTAGCTCGCCAGGATGATCTGCGATCCAGGGTGCTTGCCCATGTACCACGACGTGCCGAGCACGGAAGCGTACGTGGACTTCGCGCTTCCTGGCGGGGCGAAGATCATGAGCCGCCCGCGCGGCGTCTCCATGCACTTCTGGATCGCCTGCATCATCACGTAGTGGTGGAGCGCGATGCGCGACTCGATCGGACGGAAGATCGTGGGCGTGCGCTCGGTCGGATCGAGGAGCTTGCCCGTCACCGGATCCATTTCGTCGGGCTCATCCTTCACCGGCACGCCCGGAATGTCGATCGCCTGGCTGTATTCAGCGAGCGATGCGCGGGCGCGCTGGCGGCGGAGGAGTTCTCGCGCTGCGCTTTGGGCGTTGTCAGTCAAGCAACGGGTCGCTTTCTGCTACTTCGTGGGGTTCGGCATCGTACACGTCCGGGCCGCGCAGCCGCGGGAGCGCCGCGCCGCGGATCTGGGCGAGCAATTCGTCATCGCTCATCGTCAGGAGCGCGGCGGCCTGCTTCTTCGTCATCGGCACCGCGATCGTGGCCTGGCCGGCGGAGCCGTGGCCGCGCTCGATCATGAGTTTCGCTGCCGCGAGCCGGTCGCGGTTCTCGGCGAACGGGTCGCGCATGACTTCCGCGATCGTATCGAACGCCGCTTGCGTGTGGTCACGCGCGATGGAATCGGCCGGGCGGCTCACGTTGCGATCTGTCGGTAGCACACCAGGGCGATCGGCCGCAGCAGCCAGTGCGCGAACCAGAAGCCGGCGGCGAGGGTCGCGGCGGCCGCGAGCGTGATGAGTAGGCGTTTGCTCATGCGCCGATAGTGGCCCCGGGGGCCAGCCGCGTCAAGCCTGTAGCAAAGGTACCGAAAAAGGGTAGCACCGGCTACACCCCCTGTGCCCCCTGCCAGGGGCGAAAGGCTGTGGGCTGGTCGCATTGGGCGTGCAACATAGTGCCCGCTCACTCTGTGAGCTCAAGGTACCGAGAAAAGGGCCCTACCCGGGTACCCCCGTCTGCCCCCCTATACCAAATGCTATGAGCCGCGAGCCCATTGCGCAAAGCAACATGCCGCATGTTTCGTGCCAGCGGCCGGGCGGGCCCGGAAGGGGCTCCCGGCTGTCGGCATGAGGCTTGAGACCATCGGCGCGAGCCGGCCCGGCCCGTAGCAGTCGCTACCTGGCGGAACCGGAACCGTATCTGGAACCTGTAAGTTACTGATTTTATTTACTAGTTCCAGATGGTCTAGATGGTATAGATGATTTGCCATGCCGCATACAAAATTGTGGTTTAGCCAGCGACCTGAAACTATCTGGAACTACCGGAACCGGAACCTGCCCAAAGCCTCAAGCCGCACGCCTACCGCGTGACGCGAATTGTCACAAAGTGACGCGGCACGTCACAATGTGACGTAGCACGTCACTCCTGGATGCGCCGCACAATATATGAATCAAGCGCTTAGCAGTTGGCACGGGATTGGCATAGCTTTAGCTAGTATTCTCAACCGTAGACCATAGGAGCAAGCAACCATGGAAAACCCCACAATCGGCCAATCAGTAATCTGGCGCTCCGCCAAAGGCTACACGCCGCCCGGCGGCGAACGCGGCACGGTGGATCATGTGTGGCCGGAATTGCGAAAGGCGCGTTTGACGCTCGCGGCCCCGGACGCGCCGCCGGAATTCGGCGGGAAGTGTCCTATCCAGGAATCGTGGCGGCCATGGCCGCGCAGTGGGGATAACGCCGCGCTTGCAAGGCGGTACTAGCATTTGCTACGATCCAAACCGTTCAACATTCACAGGAGCAAACAACCGTGAAAACCGTAGTCTCGAATTCAATGGTGGCCCACTTGTGGGCCAATCAGTCGCAGGAGCACGCGCGCAGCGGATCCATGTCGTTTCAGGGCCCGCGCGCTTACAGCTACCGCGCGCACGTCGCCAGCATTGTCCGCACGGCGCGGGGTGCAATCGCCGCGCTTATCACGTCCGACAAGTACAGCGTAACCACGGCGCGGCATTGCGCGGAGTACGCGCACGCGGCGCGGCATCATGTCGTGTACTACGTGCCGGACGTGTCGGGCACGGCCGATGGTCACGTGGTCAATCTGGCCTATCTGGAAAAGCGTTACACGGATGAGCGCGCGGCGTTGCATCGCTGCCCGGCGGATTCGTGGCGCCTAGCGGACGGGCGCCCGCTGGATAAACTGGCGGTACTCGCCGGCGCGTGCGCCGACTACGCAAACGCATTCGGTGTCAAGCGTGAGGCCGGAAGCATTTTCAATGCGTCCGGCGACGTGGCCGCAATCATCGCGCGCCGGAATCGACTGCTGAATGATCCGAAGCGCGAAGCGAAGCGCGCAGCGGCAGCGGCCGCACGCGAGCGCGCCGAAGCGCGGAAGCGCGAAGCGGCCGAAGCCGCGCGCCTTGTGCGGCTCCAGGAATGCGCCGCGGCGATCGCTGAATGGCGCACGGGCGCGAACGTGCACCTGCCATGGAATGCGCGCACTAACGAGCGCGGATCCGCCATGCTGCGCGTCAAGGATGACCGCGTAGAGACTTCGCAAGGCGCGCACGCGCCGTTGGATCATGTGCGGCGCGTGCTCCGATTCTGGCAGCGTGTAGTCGGCGCGGGGCAGACTGTCACGGCCGGCCACAATGAAGCGCGCGCGGATATCACGCTGGGAAGTTTCCGGCTTGATTCAATCGACTCGGCCGGCAATGTCCGCGCCGGTTGCCACTACATTGAGCGCGCCGAAGTGGACGCGCTCGCCGCCGTGGTGCTGGCATGAACGCGGACGCAACCGTGCGCGAAGTGGAAGCGCTACTCCAGGAACTGCGGCGCAACCGCGAAGCAATGGCCCGGGCCCGACTCACGGCGGCGCCCTATCTCCGGCGCGAGTCTGATAGGCTATTGCGCCTGATTCCACCTACCGACAGCATAGGAGCAATTGACCATGCAACCGAATAGCTTTCCCGCCTACTTGACTCTCGCGGCCGGCGCGGCCGCGCGGCTCGCCTACTTGAAGCGCGCCGCGGGCTCGCAGGATTGGCGCGCCGCGCGCCACTGGGGATACCACAATGCGGCCGCCGCATATTGCACGCTAGACCGTGGCGCCCAGGATGACGAGCCCGTTTACTACACGCATTGCGGCCCAGAATGGCCGGAGCGCTTCGCCGATGAGATAATCGGGCTCCACCATACGGGCTGGTACACTGACGGCGAATTCGCTAGAGAGACGGCGCGCGGCATCGTGGCGCGACTCCCGCACGGCCGCTGGCTGGCCGGGTATCTCTGGAGCGGCAACGGCGAGCGCGTCTACTGGCCCATCGTCCACGATAGCGAGCGCGACGCGGCGCACGCGGCGGACGAGCACGCGCGCGTTATGGCGGAGCGTGAATCCGCATATCAGGGGTGGCAGGCCGCGCATCGACTCCAGGACGATATCGCGGACGAGCTCCAGGAGCTCGCGAAAGCGCTTGCCTTGCGCCACCACAAGCGCTTGGGCGCCGTCGCGCGCGCCGATGCGGAGCGCTCCATCCGGAAGATTCGCCGCATGCGCCGGGAGCTCGCCACCGAATACAAGGATGCGATTGCCGAGGGGCGGCGCATCGAGGCAGAACATTACGCACGCTGCAAGGAGTTCACATGAGTCTCACAGCCAAAGCCCGCACGGCTATTGCATTGGCCTATGTCGCCTGGAAAGAGGAAAAAGACGCCGTGGCTTACCTGCTGGAGCAGGCAGCAGAATACGGTCTTACCCACGTACTGCACGATGTAGAACTATGAGTTACGTGATTCAGCGGACAACCGACGGCGCATACGTCGCGCGCCCAGGTTCGCGATCAAGCTATGTTCGCGAGCTCCAGCACGCGCGCGTGTTTCTGTCGCGCGAAGCGGCGGAGCGCGAGCGCTGCCCGGGTAACGAGCGCATCGTAGAATCCGATGCCTGGAGCCGCGCGCAATTCGCGGCGGGCCCGTTATGAGTATCGTCATTCACGCATTCCACGATGACGGCGCGGATATCTCGCTGCAAATCTCGAATCGCGCGCTTGCGGAGCTCCAGGACATGATCCGGAGCACGCACCCGGAGCTCGTCAACCTGCACAATGCAATCGGCGCGCATTTCCAGCACGTATTCGACGAGAAGCGCAAGGCGGCCGACGTTTACCACGATCCACTACTGGAGTAATCGACCGTGGCTAAGACAATCTATGTTCTTCGACCGATCCCGCACACGTCCGGCCAGCGTATCGTGCTGCCGCGCGAATTGTGGGAGCACTACCCGTCGCCGCTGGCTGCACGCAAGGCGGCCGCCACCTGGGTCGCCACAACCGGCACCACGTTGCGCGTGCTGGCAATGCGCGAAGTCGGAACCCTGGGCCCGCAGGCGCCCGCAATCGTCTGGACTCCGAGTAAGTAGCCATGACAAAACGCGACTACGTGCTACTGTCCGGCGCGCTCCGGAAAGAGAATCCACCGTTTAGCGGCGTGCCGGATGTTACAGATGTGGAACGCCGCTGGTCGAACGCGGGTTTCCGATGCGCCGCGTACGCAATCTGCGAAGCGCTCGCAGCCGCTAATCCGCGATTCGATTCCAAGCGCTTTCTGACCGATGCGGGGATTGCCCGATGACGCGCTACGTCCACGATCCGGATTGCGCGAGCATTACGCAACCCATCCGCCGCAACGGCCACACGGCGCCGTGCGATTGCAAGAAACGCCAGCGCTCGCGGCAGCGCGTTAAAACTGCGAGCCCCAGCGGCCGCATTCGCGCCGGCATCGGCGGCCCGCAAGAGTCGATCGGCAATGGCAACTACCACACGCGGCTCGTGCGGAGCCCGGGAGACTGACATGCGCCAGGAGATATGCGCGGCTATCGTCCGCGCGCTCAATGCTCAGGGCATTCACGGTGGGCACACGCGCGACAAGGCGGCCCACCTAATGCTCCTGGGCGCCGTGTGCGCGCTCGATGCCGGCGAAGTGGCCGGCGACTTGGCGCTACTCGCAATCGCCGGCCCGACCGGTTGTAACGCGCGCATCGAACGCGCGGCGGAGGCAAAATGAAACCGCGGGCAGACCACCCATGGTATTCGACGGCGCCCGTATCGCGCCGTAGACGACGCACAGTGTGCGTTATGTGCGGCAAAGCTATGACGCAACGTGTCTATTCAGTTAGCGCCCCATGCTGCTCGCCACGGTGCAGTAGTAACTTTGGCCGGCAACCCGCCGCCCAGGAGGCAAAATGAGAATCGGAGCTTTACTCGCCGGCTTCGGCTGGCTGATTGTCGTCGCGGCCGTGACGGCGGCACTGTACGGATGCGCGCCGTCGCCGCTGCGGACGGCGCCCATCCCCGTCGAATGCACGCAATTCCCGGCGCGCGAGCATGTGCTCGTGCGAGATAAGAAGACCGGCGTGCGCGGAGTCGGCTACCTGCATCCGCAAGGCGATACATGGATTGTGCGTATCTACTACTCCGTGGCGCCCGACGTGGCCGTCGAACAGACTTGCGACACGGTGGAGTAATGCGCTACGCCAACATTGAGGAGCGCCTCCTGGCGATCGCCGTGCAGCCACTCGATTCCGACTGCTGGGAGTGGACGGGATCACTGACGGCAACGCGAGGCGGCAACCGCTACGGGCGCATAAACGTGTGGGAGGCGGGGCGGCGCGTGTGCTGGTGGGCGCATCGCCTGGCCTACACGGTGTGGCGCGGCCCGATCCCGGAGCGCTACCACGTAGACCACAAGTGCCGCAACACGGTGTGTATCAATCCCGCCCACCTGGAGGCGGTGCCGCAGAGTGTGAACGAGAGAAGGAAGCCCAAACGATGAGTAACATCGACGACACGATGCGCGAGGCGGAGCGGCTGGTAAACACGGCGATTTTCGGAACTGCTACCGATGGTAAATGTGACGACCAGCGCACCGCCCTTCTTGCTTTTATCCGGTCGCTGGCCGAGCGGGCGCAAGCCGGCTTGCAAGCGAGCATAGCGCCCGGTATGCTTCGCGAATCGGACTAGGAGCCCCACAATGACACGCGCACACAAGGCGGTAGCCAAGTGGCTATCGACCGTCACTCCCGCCGAGGCTCGCGCCGCTGCAAAGGCGGCGAAAACATCCGTGCCGCATCTTCGGCACATAGCGCACGGTCGGCGCGGCGTGTCCGCCGACCTGGCGCAACGCCTAGCCCATGCGGTGCCGAAGCTTGACCAGCGCGTGCTGTGCGAAGCCTGCGCCCGCTGCCCCCTGCTGAGCCGCGACCCCATACTGGCGTGAGCTTCGCCGAGTACGCCGCCCACGGCTGGCGCCTGTGCTCGATCGAGCGCGGGCACAAGTCGCCCCTGTACGCCAAGTGGCAAACGCCACGCAAGGCGGATGAGGTATCGGCCGCGGCCGCCGGTCTGGACGGCGCCGGGCTTCTGCATGCGCTCTCAGGGACGTGCGCGCTGGATATCGACAGCCTGACCAGCGCCCGCCCATGGTTGGCGGCGCGCGGGATCGACGTGCAAGCCCTGCTGGACGCGCCCGAGGCGGTCAAGATCGTCTCAGGGCGCCCCGACCGGGCCAAACTCCTGTACCGGCTCCGGAAGCCCCTACGGACGATCAAGCCGCCCGGTAGCGGGCTGGAGCTGCGCTGCGCCACGGCGGACGGCGCCAGCGTCCAGGACGTGCTGCCGCCGACCGTCCATCCGGACACCGGGAAGCCCTACGAGTGGGCCTACGGCGAGCCCCTGCTGGGCCACTGGTCGGAACTGCCGCCTCTCCCAGCGGCGCTCCTGACGCTCTGGCGCGAGCTGACGCCCGCCCCCAGCCTCACGCCGACAGCCCCGAGCCCAGGGGTAGACCTGTCCGAGCTCGAAACCATGTTGCGGGGCAAAAACCCCGACTGTAGTTATGACGCATGGATCCGGGTCGGCATGGCCGTCCACCACGCTACCCACGGGTCGGCCGACGGGCTCGCGCTCTGGGATCAGTGGAGCGCCCGGGCGCCGGGCAAGTACAAGGGCACGGACGATCTGCGCACCCACTGGCTGTCGTTCAACAGCGGCCCGGGCAAGCGCGTCGTGACGGCGGCCAGCCTCCAGGCCGACACGCCCGCCTCGCGCGACGAGTTCGAGGATATCGAGCCCGAGGCGGAAGGGGCGGAGCCGGATCCTGACAGCAGCGCGGCCAAGTTGGTCGAGGCCGCGGAGCTCAAACGCAAGGAAGCGATCGAGTGGCTGGAGAACCGGCTGGTGTTCGTCCGCGCCCAGGGCGCCTACTTCGACTGCGAGGAACACCACCTGATCCCCTCGCTCATGGCGCTGGAGCACGAGTTCACACCCTACATGCCGCGCGTGAAAGGCGGCCGCATGAACCCGCTGAAGGTGCTGAAGGAAAGCCGCACGCGTCAGGTTGTGAGCGGCGTAGGCTTCCACCCGGGCAAGGGCCCGATCTTCGAGTCGGAGAGCGGCGACAGGTTCGCCAACCTGTACCGCAACCGCCTGCCCGAGCCCATCGAGCCCACGGCTGGCGATCGCGACCGCATCGAGTGGCTGTTCGATCGGATCGACGACGCGGACTATCGCGACTGGTTCAAGCAGTTCTACGGCTATGTCGTCCAGCACCCAGGCCACAAGATCATGAGCGCCCCGCTCATCTGGAGCAAGACGACGGGCAACGGCAAGACCACGCTGCTCGATGTAATACCTGAAATGCTGGTCGGTAAGGAATACTCCGCCGAGGTCAACAGCTCGCTCCTGAATAGCGACTTCAATGACTACCTGCTCAATGCGTGGCACGTCAACCTGGTGGAGTTCCGCGCGGACTCGAAAGGCGAGCGCCGCGCGATCAGCGCGAAGCTGCGCGCGTGGATTACCGACTCCGAGATCGCGCTCAATCCGAAGGGCAAGACGGCGTACAAGATACCGAACCACTTCTTCCTGACCGCGACGAGCAACGAGGAAGATGCCGCCAGCATCGACAACAACGATCGGCGCTGGGCGATCCACGAGCTCATGGCCCCACCCTTCAGCCCGAGCGAGCAGCGCTGGATCCACGACGAGTTCCTGAAGACGAAGCGCGCGGCCGCGGTGCTGCGCCACTACTTCCTGAACGTGGACACCAGCACCTTCAATCCGGCGGCGCCCGCGATCCACACGGCGGCGCGCAAGGCGATGATCCGGGCTTCGATGAGCGCGGATCTGGAATACCTGCTGCGCGCGTTCGAGGAGCGCAGTGGGCCGTTCGCGCAGGACGTGGTGCGATCGAGCGACGTGGCCGAAGCGATCCGGCGCGAGACGCGCCTGGCCGTATCCCCGGAGCGCATCGGGCGCCTCCTGATCGGCGAACCGTTCAAGGCTCACTCCCGCAAGGCGAAGGTGAACAAGGGCACGGTGAATTTCCTCGTGCTCGCGAACCACGACAAGTGGAGCTGCGCCAGCGGCGCGGAGCTCATGGAAGAAAGTTTAGGCCAGAGTATTGACATTCTCGCGTAGCGGAGCATACGCTACGCACGACTGCCCCAGACCACCAACGGAGACCCACTCAAATGTCTGAAGCCACTCGCGCAATCGCGCTCAAGCACGCCACCGATCTCGCCGTTGCGCGCATCGGTGACGGCTCCACCGTCAACGTCGATACCCTCCTCGCCGACGCCGAGGCAATGCACCAGTTCGTGCAGGCCGACGCGGGCGCGCCGCCCAAGGTGAGCGCGCCGACCGCGGATCCGCCGCCCCCG